TCCTTCCTTTGTTAAGAAGTCATTGTACTTAAGCATCTTTTCAGATATCATCTTAAGTTCGACTGACTCTTGAGAGGTGTCTGAGTATAGAAGCAGCTCAGGATTCAAGTTAATTCCCAAATATAGGTTTGCGTCTGAATCTGATCTAAATCCTATTTCTTCAAGTTTACCAGCAGCATTGAGGTCATATATTATCTTCTTATATGTTTGATGCTTCCTAAACTCGTTTAGGTTTTTCTGTAGGGATTTTACAACCCATATTGGGTTTATTTTTTGTAGGATCATAGTAATGCCTTTATTTTTTCTTCGAATTGAGGATTTTTCTTAAGTATAGATACTCTTAAGTCAGACCTAATCTTTCTAAGCTTGGTCTTGACAGTGTTTTCGTTCATCTCGTACTTTACGGCGATGTCCTTTACTTTCTTGTTTTTGATCATCTTGTCGACAGCTATCCCCTTTAATACTGGATCATGTATCTCATGTATTTCTGAGATGGTCGTGTTATAGATCATGTCTAGGTCGCCTGCACTAACCTTGACTTCGTCAAAGTCATCAGGCCTTTCGATCTTATGTTGGATGAGATCGATATCGTAATGAGAGTTTTTCTTTTGATGGTACAGATAAAATAGGGTCTCGTTCCTAGCTATCGTGTATATCCATGTAGTGAACCTGCCTTTCTCATAGTTAAATTGGCATATGTTCTTAAAGATTTTCTTAAGAGTCCACTGTAGGGCCTCTTCAGTGTCAAGATCGTTTTTACAAAACTTCCAAATGAAATATTTTAGCTTTGGATAGATGAGGCTCGCTAGCTCATTTCTATCTGATTCTTTTACGTCGCTTAATAGTAGTCTTTCGGATAATTCTTGGATTCTTGCATTAGTTTTAGCGTTGGTTTGTTCGTTCATATTAGTTTACTTCCATTTTTTTGCTGTTTATTGAGTTAATCATTTTCAAACACTTTGCACACTTTTCATACTCCTCAAGCTCTTCATAAAATGAGATTGCTTTCTCCAGTCCATTCACAAACTTTTCTTGCGAAAGGTTTATTGTGTAAATGTCGTCGTTGATGCTTATCTTTACGATCGTAGTCTCAGTCTTTTCAAAGTCTTCGTAAGACTCTTCGATTGAGTTGATAAGGTTGTCATAAATCACCTTTTTGTGGTGGTTAAACACTTCGTCTAACGTGATGTCACCTTGAAATTTTAGAGTCTTCATAGATTTTTGTTTAGCACAAGACTATAATACTAAGATTGTCCTAATCTTTAAAAAATTTGGAGTTAATTCTTTTCATTTTTTCCAAAGACTCTAGATCGAAAACGTTGGATGCGTTTGCCTTATTGGATTCTGCCTTGTTTGAGGGCGCGTTTACCTGTCGTAAAGTATCATAATCATATAAAGGTTTGGTAGAACCTGTCCTAAAAAGACTAAATATCTTTTCTTCTACTTCCTTACGATAGTCTTCACTCGTTGCCTCATAGGTGGCTATCGATAGGTCCCACATTTGAGAAGATTCAAAGACTGGAGCCAAGTTGACGCTTGTCATAGCTAAGTCATCGTTTCCGTTTTGTCCCCTATAAGTTCCGCCCTTAGATCTTCCGAAGGACATTAGTTCTGCGATGGTCAGATAATCGTTTGGAATTATCCTAATTACTTCGATCAGGTATTTGAATTTTTCACAATACTTTATCTTATTAGTAGGGCCAAGTCTTATTCCAGGCTTTGCTTGAGCTGCCATTTCTGTGTGTTTAGTGTGGATTAGCTGGGAATTCCAAAACTCTTCGTTATCGGCAAGCCTGTTCTTTATTATCTCTCCCTTGTGATTCATCTCCAATACTATTCTTACCTTTTCAGGATTAAACAGATCGTATGTGATGTATTCAACGGCCGCTGCAAACTGGTTAACATCGACTTCATTGGTCCTAAAAGTTGCGACTTGAATCAATGAGACGGTGTCCTGTTCACCGCGAATAGCTTCTCTCTTTTTAACGAGTTCTTTTACAGGTAGAGCGACTGCCTTGTATATGTTGAGTACAGAGTAGTCTCCTCCGACTCCGTCTGCAGTATCCACAGAAAACACATAAAATGCAGGATCGTTTTTGTATTCAAGCGGACTACGTTTGGCATAACTAGGATGGACAGTAAAATAGTCATTGATCCACTGTCTTTCTTCGCTTAGCATAAAAGATGTGTTTACGTAGTTTGCTCTTATTCCATACAATCTTTTTAGCTCGTTAGAATTAAGGAGCAATTGGTCTGATGAGAAGAACTGTAGACCATACTCTTGGTTAAAGTCTTCAACCGATCCCATGTTCGCGATGACCTTTTGTTTCCACTCTTCATCGCGGCCCTTAACCTGCCACCAGTCTACTCTTAAAGGAATGTACTCGCTTATTCCGCCTATCGCATCTTGCCAGATCTCATAGAACTTATTTCTACCGTTTGGCGTAGAGGTTATGATGACCTTTGCATTAGGGTCAGCAGTGATGGTAGGTAAGATCGCTCGATAGAAATCGTCTAGATTAGCCTCGTTGATGTGGGCAAACTCATCGATGTATAACAAGTTAACGGTAAGACCGATACCTGATTTCTTAGTAGTCGTTCTACCAACGATGCGACTATCGTTATCGAACTTAATGTTTCCGGAGTTAATGTGCTTGATTCCAGGTTTCATAAAGAACGGAAGACCGTCTAAACAGATCCTAAACTTGTCTAATAGTTCTCGAGTAGTAGTAAAGTTATCTGCAACGACAAGAGCAGTCTTTTCTGCATGGAACAATAGGAACCATAAGATGAAGATTGCTGAGGTCACAGATTTACCAGTCTGACGACTAGCCATTAGGATGTTGTACTTGTTTCCTTTAAATGAGGTGAGGATCTCTTCCTGAAAGTCTCTCAATCCTGGAGTGTCCTTAATAAACTTTATTCCGTCATCTGTTTGAATCTTACAAAAGTTTACTGCAAAATAGAGAAGATCGTACTTGCAACGTTTCATCATTTCCCATTCTTCAGGCGTGTATTCAAAGGGTAGGTTTGCGCGTTTTAAAGAAATGTCATTGTCCTTAAACGGAGAGTTATGAATTCCTTTGATATCGAATCCCTCATTCTCAATCTCATCCAATAGCTTATTGATTCTAACTGTCGTCCAGACCGATGTGTTAGTATCTTCATCGCCACCAGACATTGATGATATTCTTCTTGGAGTAAACGCACCCCTATTTGACATTATATCTTTCATCGACTTAGAGTATTTCGTTAAGGTCTATAAAATCGTCGCTTTCATCATCCTCTTGGATCTGAATGTTTCTTTCACGCATCAGATCGGCTTTCTTAGTAGGATCGATTAGGCTGCCAGTAGGAACTTGAGTTCCTTCAGTCTTTGGTTCAGAAGGTAAGCTCTTTATTAGGTTTTTAGTACCAACAGTGATAAAGAACTGGCCTTCTTCTGGACTAGAACCTATCTGTTGAGAATCCGGGTTCACAGGAGCCTCACTATTTAGCTTCCTATAAGTATCTTCTAGAAATAGAACATAGTTCGCCTGCATCTTCGTGATAGACGCCATTTTGTCCTGTAACTGACCCATGACTTCAATCAACCTAGGATGAGTGTTTCCGGAAGTTATTTCCTCCATCACCTTGATTATTGTGATCTTAATCGTCTTTAATTGAAAGAAAAGGTTTGAGATGTTTATGGTGTCAAGCTCCTTCTTGTGTTTCGCATAATCGTTTTCTTCAAAGATCCCAACGTCAACAAAGTTCTTGAATAAAGAATCGGTTATCTGCCTAGCCTTTTTGGTGAACTGATTACTCATCTCCTCAAAGTCATATGGGCTTTCTTTTTTTGTCTGCTCTGAAACGACGTCATCTACTACCATGTCAGTGTGTGTTTCCTGACCTATTGCGCTAAGTAGACTGCTTATCTCGTCTTTCAAGTGGCGACGGTTTTCTGGGCTCATGCCGCTTTTTCCTTTGGCCATACGTTTATTATCTTATCTTGTTTTCGTGTTTATCCAGTGCAGGGTTAGCAAAAATCTTTATTTGTTTTACTGACTCTGCCCATTCATAAACTATTTTATCTAACTGTCCTATAAAATAGTCTAGGTTATCATTTACTCCAAACATATAAGATGAAATGGAGTTTTTCATGATCTTATCCTTGTAATCGTAACCAGTATTAAGCCTTTGTTCTTTTCTGGTATAAATCGGTCTAAATATGCTGTCTTTTACCATGTTAAGCCTCCTTTCTTCCTATTATTTCTTTTATCTGTATGTTGACTGGTCCGAGTGCGTTCTCAGTTATTCCAGTAGAATATACGTTTCCGTAACGATCAGTGAATCCTCCTCTAACTAAAGGTAGTTCTTTTTCTGATATTATCATGTCATTGAATTCATCGACTCCGATATCAGTAGCGTTTGGATTTTCAATTTTAGATATTTCGTTTTTCTTACAAACGATCGTTATCGCGACTGAGTCTACACCGTTAATCTCTTCTACTATCTTTATTATGTCACTCTTTGGAATACGATTCCTTCTAGTAGTTTGTATAAAGAATGTTGCTATGTTATTTAAGATGTCTCTTTTTATTATGTCTGTAGTAACATCATCGTATGCGATTATTGAGACGTTTATGACATACTCACTAGGAATAGGGTCAATTATTTGGATGTCAGTAGATATTAACTTGCTTCCACACTTCTCTATGTATTGTAAAAGGGAGTTCTTTTGGAAATCGCTCATTATGAACTTATCTATGTTTGCGCTAAAATAGTCTTGAGGATTAGTAAAAGTCTTACGTATGTCTGGGACTAGGAAAAGGTTGATGACTCTGTTGTCTAACTCATTCAAGTAAACCTGAATTATTGAGAAAAGCTTTAGCCTTCTAAGAACGCTCTCATAGTGGTCAACGTTTACTAAGGCGAAGCTCTTGGACTGTCTAGGTGCAAGCAGTTTAGTCAATTGAGAATCTTCTGGATTTACTCCAAAAAATGGAGGATTCGTTGTCGCGATCTCAATAAACTCATTTAGATCGATCTCATCGCCTAGGATGCTAAAGCCAGTGTCTACAAAATCGAACTTTACTGAATTGACATCGTCCGTTCTTATGTTACCTAGCACTCCATCGTTTATTATGTACTCCACGATTATTTCAGAACCCTTAGGTGGAATCTTTCCATAGTTATAGTTTCCAAAGTATATGTCTAATCCGCTAGTTATTCCAGTCTTTGCGATAAACCCGTTCTCGTTTCTTGGCATGTCTAGAATCGATTCATACTTTTTCCACTTTTCTCCATTAACATAAACGTTAACATAAAAGTTATCGATGTGGAAGTTTTGAGGACTGCCTATTGAGAAACTAGTAACCGGTAAACCTGTACCTGTGACCGTTTGCTTTTCAATAGTTCCTTGTCGTATCGCTAGTTTCAAACCGTTGCTTGAACCATTGAAGTTAAACTTGATCTCGTCTTGAGGAAGATCGATGACATAAGGCAAACCGTTATTTAAACAACGAATCTTGGTGAGGTTTGGGATAATTACAAGATCGGACGGAAACTCAGTCTCTCCTGCAAGTATGGATAGACTGATTTCTCCAGTCGCTGACACTGATCTACTTGGATTATGTCCAGCCAATGATGCTAATGAATAGATCGAGGTTAGACGAGTTGCTTCGTTAACATTTAACTCTGTTATCGAGTCTTCGATGTAATAGAAAATCAATTGAGTTAGGTTTTCTGTTACCAATAATAACTGACCGAATGGTGAAGCTGACGTAAATATGTTTCGACTCTGACTAAATCTAGCAGTTAAGGTGTTTATCGTCTGACCCAATATGTCTTGAATATAGGTAGAAAGTCTGTTTAATACCTTGAAATTATCAGTAGCGCTTGCCATCTAGTGTCTAAATTTATTTTATTTATCCTCCTTAGAAAAGAACAAAACTATACCTTTTAATACTCTAACCTAATTTTAATAAGATAAATAACTCAAAGACGTTACTATGTTTAAGTCACTAGATAATAAAAGTGTTTATGAGAGCGTAAAGCTTTCCTTTAATTTTGACTTCTTTTCTCCTCTTTCAAGAAAAGATGCGGCTTCTAAGTTAGCAAAAGCTTTAGGCGTGAAGGTGATGTGGTCCAATAAAATGGCAAAGGCATACGAGTCTAACGAAGGACAGTTTAAACTAGAACCCACCTATTCTAAAGGATATAAGGAGCTTTCCTTTTCAACTAAGTTTTTACCTTACAACGAAGCAGTTCACCTTTTTTTAAAGGCCATGAACGTGATAGATGAGATTGGCTTTACTACCGATCGTTGTGGAGTAAAGACTTCAATCCTAATGAATGAAAAGAGTCTAGGCCTAGGTGCAGGACTAGATAAACTAAACCGTTTAAAGTACCTAATTAGTCTTAATGAAAAACAGATATTTGAATGGTGGCCACAATCTGAAAACGATTCAAAGCTAGTATATCAAGGCCAATTGAAACACATAAAGATCAAAAGAGCATATGAGACTATGATCTCTACTAAACTCTTAGAACGTCTCGATCCACACCACCTAGTTTTATCTGAATCGGAGTTTTTCGGAAACGATTTTTCAAAAAAAG